TAGTCAAATAACGTTGAACATCAACGCAATCTAATATAATCTGGAGATCTATGCTACAAAAGATAGGGTTTCAACCTGGAATTAATAAACAAATTACAGCAACAGCTGCAGAAGGTCAGTGGATAGACTGTGATAACGTCCGTTTTAGATATGCCTCCCCTGAAAAAATAGGTGGTTGGAAACAATTAGGAGCCGATAACGTTACTGGAGCTGCAAGAGGCATGCACCAATACATCAACAGTCAAAGTATTAAGTATTCCATTATTGGAACAAATAGAATTTTATATGCTTATTCAGGGGGTGTATTTTATGACATACATCCTATTAAATCTACGACAACACTTACAAATGCATTTAGTACAACTAACGGATCAGCTTCTGTTACAATAAATTTTTCTGGAGACCACGGTATTCAAGCAGGAGATATTATTTTATTAGACAATTTCTCATCTATTACAAATTCTAATTTTGCAGCGGCTAATTTTGATGACATAAGATTTATGGTAACAACAGTACCATCATCAAACACGATTACAATAACGATGCCATCTAATGAATCAGGTTCTGGTGCTAGTGAATCAGGTGGTATTAGAGTTCAACACTATTATAGAGTAGGGCCAGCTGTTCAAGCACAAGGACTTGGTTGGTCACTTGGAACTTGGGGCGGTCAGGCTGTAGGAGCATACACAACTGTTTTATCAGGAGATATATCTGCAGCTGCAACAAGTATTACAGTTAATGACGCTTCACAATTACCAAGCTCTGGAACTAACTTTATAAAAATTGGAACAGAAGAAATATCTTACACAGGTATATCTACAAACACATTAACAGGTGTAACAAGAGGTGTAAGAAACACAACAGCAGCATCACACACTTCAGGAGATACAGTTACAAATACTTCTGACTTTGTAGCTTGGGGAGAGGCTGCATCTGGTGACTTAGTCTTGGAGCCTGGATCATGGTCCTTAGATAATTTCGGTGATAAAGCTATTTGTTTAATTGCTGATGGCGAAGTATTTGAATGGGACTCAGCAGCTACAAACGCTACATCAAACAGAGCAACAATTATATCTGGTGCACCTACTGCATCAAGACACATGTTAGTGTCTACACCTGATAGACACTTAGTATTCTTTGGTACAGAAACCACGATTGGTACAAAGTCAACTCAAGATGATATGTTTATTAGATTCTCGGACCAAGAAGATATTAACACTTATACACCTACAGCAACCAATACAGCAGGCACACAAAGACTTGCCGACGGATCACGGATCATAGGAGCTATTAGAGGTAGAGATGCGATCTATGTTTATACAGATACAGCTTTATTCTTACAAAGATTTGTTGGTCAACCATTTACATTTGCTTTTACACAAGTGGGAACAAACTGCGGACTTGCTGGTAAGAATGCAGTTGTAGAGGTTGATGGTGCAGCTTACTGGTTATCTGAAAATGGTTTCTTTAAATATGCTGGTGCACTTGAAACGTTACCGTGTTTAGTAGAAGATTTTGTTTATGATGATATTAATTTAGATTCTGGTAATCAAATGATTAGTGCAGGACTTAACAACTTGTTTGGTGAGATTATGTGGTTCTATCCAAGTTCAACATCAGGTGTAGTGAATAAAATGGTTTGTTATAATTATCAAGATTCAACACCACAAAGACCAATTTGGACTATTGGAACATTAGCTAGAACAGTTTGGAAAGATTCAGCTATCTTTGGTAAACCCCATGCATTAGAATACGACGCTAATAGCGCAGAGGCATCTACATCTTCTACATATGTTCAAGGAAATACAGATGGAATATCCACATATTACCAACACGAAACAGGAACTGATCAAGTAAAAGGTGGAACAGTCACTGCGATTACAGCTAACATTTTATCTGGAGATTTTGATATTACTCAAACTCAAGGACAGGGTGTAACTTTTAGAGGAGATGGTGAATTTTTAATGAAGGTTAGAAGATTTATACCTGACTTTATATCTCAAACAGGTAATACACAAGTTACATTAAATTTAAAGAATTATTCTAATGATACAGCAGCTAGCTCATCATTAGGCCCCTTTACAGTCAGCTCATCAACGACTAAAGTAGACACAAGAGCTAGAGCAAGAGCTGTGGCTTTAAAAATAGAAAACACAAGCACTAGTCAAGATTGGAAAGTAGGAACTTTTAGATTAGATGTACAACCAGACGGAAGAAGATAATGGCAAAGATAGTACAAGTATTAACAAGACCTAGTGAAACCTATAAACAATCGGTAGCAGATGCACAGGTTAGAGATCTCGATGGTGTTATACAAAAATTAAATACAACGTATCAACAAGAATTAAAAGATGAGATGGAAGCTGAAAACTTCTTTTTAAATTAATGGCAAATAGTTTTATAAATAAAAAAACAGATTTAACGACTACAAATCTTACAACACTTTATACAGTACCATCATTTAAAACTGCTGTAGTTAAATCAATTTTAGTATCTGAAGATGCAGGATCAGGAGCTAGTATTACGGTGACTTTAGTGGACGCATCGTCAAACATATTTAGCTTATTTAAAAGTAAGGCTATATCTTCAAATGCCACAACAGAGCTATTGACTCAACCTCTTGTTATGGAGGCTAGTGAGGCTTTGAAAGTCCAAGCTACCGATGCAAATGAGCTGCATGTTGTAGCTTCAATATTAGAAATAGAACCAAGAGAGGTAACCACATAATGGAAACAATAAAGCCAGAAAAGATAATAACTACAATATCTAACTTGAAAACAGGAGAAAAATACAATACAGAGGAAGAATGGAAAGCAAAAGGCGTACCAGAATCTGACATCCGAAGAGATGTTAAGGTAATCATGCCTTCGCTTGATTTGTTCCCTAAAACCAAGTAGTGTGAAAAAATGGCAATAACTAGATCACAAATAGCAAGACAATTAATGGCAGAGGGTGGAGTATCATTAGATGATGCCAAAATGATGGCACCTAAAGGTGAGTTTCTTGCATACATAAATCCAAAAGAAGCACAGATGTTAAAAGATGCTGGTGGTTCTGGTATTATGACACCTATGGGTATTCCAAGTTTTGTTGAATATGGTGGTGCTGAAGCTACCGCTGGAGCTGCTGCAGGAGGAGAATTTGGGGGAGGAAGCCCTGAAGATACTTTTGGAGGAGATAATACACCAGACCCAATTAATCAATTTGATACTAATAGAGGATCTCAACCAGTAAGACAAAATCCTTTAGTATCTCTAGCTAAAAGCGGTTTCGATCTTTATGCAAGAGCAACTATTCCTGGCTACAATAGACTTAGAACTGCACAACAAGGTTTAAAACTTGCTAATACTGTTCAAGATTATGTAACAGCTCTTAATCAACCAAAAGAAATTAATTTAGTAGATGAAGTTGCATTAACAGGTGGACGTAATCCTCCAACAATTCCTGACGGAGATAATGAAACAGGAATTGTGCAAGCTGTAAAACCAGTTATGCCTGTTATTCCTAAATTACCAACTGACGTAGAAACACCAGCAAGTGATATGCAATTTGTACAAAGGTTCACATTACCAGAAAGATTTCAAGCAGCTGATGGTGGAGAAGTATCTATAGATGATGCCGAGAGAATGGCACCTCCAGGTGAATCATTAGCTTACATTAATGATGATGAAGCAGCATTGTTAAGATCATTAGGAGGCGCTGGAAAACCTGTAAATCCAACAGGTATACCATCATTTTTTATTAAAAAAGTTTTTAGAGCAGGAAAGAAAGCTGTTAAAGGCGTAGCAAAAGCTGTTAAGAAGGTAGCAAAAAGTCCATTAGGAAAAGCTGCATTACTTTATGGTGCAACAGCTGGACTTGGAGCTTTAGGTGCTGGAAAAGGTTTTGGTAGTTTAATGAAATTTGGAACATACGCACCATCAACTGTTGCTAGTAATTTAAGAGGAAGTTTTATAAATTTTAAAGATACAGGTATTGGTAGAAATATATTTGGAAGAGCTATGGGAGATGATTCAGATAGACAAGGAGGACTTCTTAATTTTTTAGGAAATAATAAAGCAGCGGTAGGTATAGCAGCAGCTTCGGCTTTACCATTATTAACAGGTGCTGGAACAGAAGATGAAGTTGAAAGCACAGCACAAAGAATAGCTGATAAAACAGGTTTAGATATACAAGCTATTAGAAAAGAAGTTCAAGATGCTACAGCACAAGGTCAAGAAGCTTTAGATGCTTTAGCTTCTAAATATCCATTTTTAGTACAAGCCTCTGACACTAGATTAAAAGATGGAGGCAGAGCTAAAAAGAAAAAAGCTTTTAAATACAGAAAAAAACCTTACGGACCTAAATTTGCTGCAGAGGGTGGTTTAGCAGCTTTAAAAGATGGTGGTGAAGTATCCATAGGCCAAATAGAAATGTTAATTAAAAGAGGTGCTGATAATGACCTTATTAAAACATACGTAGATGGTGCAGAAGATGGTGTAATAGATCAAATAAGAGAAGCCATGAAAAAAAGAAAAAATAAAAAAGATGGCGGAGTAATGAGTCTAGGAGGTATGGAAATGGACCTTAGAGGCGGTGGTTTTGTGCCTTTAGGTAAAAAAGAGAAGGCCGACGATGTTCCTGCTAGATTATCAAAGAACGAGTTTGTATTCACAGCTGATGCTGTAAAAGCAGCAGGTGGAGGAAATGTTGATAAGGGAGCCGATCTAATGTATAAAACAATGAAACAATTGGAGAATAGGGTATTATAATGGCCGTACAAGAATCAAGAGTATTACCACCACAGTTTATAGAAGATTTAGCAACCGATTATGGTAAACAGCTCACTGCGTTAACAGCTCAAAAGATAGACACATCTCAGTTTGCACCTACAGTTGCAGCACAAGACGCATTACAAACTAAAGCAGCTACTTTAGCTGATCAAGGTATTGGATCTTTTCAGCCGTTTGTAACTGCAGCACAAACACAAGCAGCAGATGCGGCAACACAATTAGGAACTGCAGCTACAGGTATTGCAGGGGCAGAAGCATTATTAGGAACAGGTGCTGGTACAGGGGCAGGTTCTGTGTCCTCTTATATGTCTCCATATCAAACGCAAGTTATTGACGCTACTTTAGAAGAGTTCGATAGAAACAGAGCAATACAAGAACAACAAATTAGAGATCAACAAGCACAGCTTGGTGTACTAGGTGCAGGTAGAGCGGGAGTGCAACTTGCAGAGTTTGGAACAGGTCAAGCTAGAGAAAGAGCATTACTACAAGCAGGATTATTACAACAAGGTTTCGGTCAAGCACAAACTGCTAGACAACAAGATTTAGCTAATAGACGAGCACTTGCACAACAAAGAGCAGGTTTAGCTGGACAACAATTAGGACAAGCACAGTTTCAAACAGGATTAGCACAGCTAGTTCCTAGTCTAGAAAGAGGCGATATCAGTACTTTAGGATCAGTGGGCGCTATCCAACAAGCACAGAGACAAGCAGAATTAGATGCACAAAGAGAAGCAAATAGATTAGAAGCGTTTGAGCCTTATGAAAGACTTGGAACTTTTGGTTCTGGTGTTGCACAACTTATAAGTGGATACCCAGGACAAAGACAGTTTACAACTGTGCCTAACCCAACACCTTTACAAACATCTCTTGGTATCGGTGCTACATTGGCTGGAATATACGGGAGCTTAAGAAGATAATGCGAAATAGAATATTAAAAAGACCTATGTTCAGAATGGGTGGATCAACTGACGGCATTTTGTCAGGATTAGATACACCTCGTTTAGATGCATCTAGACCAGGTTACAGTAATGGAGGTAAACCTGATAGAGGGGCAGATGTTAGAAAAAGAGTAGAAACTATAAGAGGTATCTACGATGATATTTTACCTGCACAAGATCGTAGAGGCATGCCAGGATCTGTGGCTAATTTTTTAACAGGTTTTGGTTTAAATTTACTAGGAGAACCTGGTGGAAGAAACATATTTCAAACTGCTGCAAAAGCAGCACAAACACCGTATCAACAATTTGTTTCTGCTAAAAGTAAAGAACAAGCAGAAGAGAGAGCATTAACACAAGCTATTATTGGTGATGCTATTGAACAAGAATCAGAAGAAGAACAAGCAAGATTAAAAGGTATAGGAGAATTTGATATTGGAGCAGCTGCTAAAATAAACCAAGAAATTGATAGAATTAATACAGCTATAAGAACTGCAGAATCAAAAAAAGCCACAATAGAAGCCATTCCAGAAGGTGAAAGAACTCAACAACAAAAAGACGATCTTAAAGTTTTAACTGGTGAATCTGGAACTATTGCAAGTTTAAAACAACAAAGAAAAAAAACAACTGGAGAAAAAGGAATTTTAAGTGATATAGCTAACATTTTAGGTTCTGAATATATTGCAAATACAACCTCAAATATTATGCAACAAATTAATCCTGAAACAAATGTAAAATACACACAAGAAGAAGCACAAAAAAAAGCTATCGAAATGGGAGCTAGCATAATTAAAGAATATAAAGCAGACGGTGGTAGAGTAGGTTATCAAGAAGGTGCTAGAGTTGATATGCCCACAGCTTCTAAAGTTGCTGCTTTAGATTATGGAAC